AAGTAGAGCAAAATCTCCAACACGTAGAGTAAGTAGAGCAAAATCTCCAACACGTAGAGTAAGTAGAGCAAAATCTCCAACACGTAGAGTAAGTAGAGCAAAATCTCCAACACGTAGAGTAAGTAGACCGCGTATAATAAGAGAAGCTCGGTTTTTTGATTTATCAAATGGAAATAATCATATTACAAAGAGTAGAGAGGGTGATATGTATAAAAATGGTCTTAAAAAAATTATAATTAACAAGAATTTAAAACAAGGTGATATAATATATATTGGTTCTTCAATTGAATCAAGACCTGAATATGGATACTATATCGTGGACCATAGAAAACCTAACAAAGTTATATCAAAAGATGGTTTATATATGATAGATCCATATGACGATGATGATTATGACGAAGTTATGAATGAATATATACAGCAATTAGGAAATCCTGATCTTTCATATCGTAAAATCAAAAACAAAATAATGTCACATTTAAAACAAATAATAAACATATTGAATTAACTAATTATATAACAAATTGTTATATAATCCATTAGTTGTCTTTCGTATAACTAGCATTATAGAAATATTCATATTCACTAGGTGGTGATTTATACCAACCTTTTTCCTTTAGATTTTTAAGTGCATGTGTCGCTGCATTTTGTTGTGCATCATTTTTTCTCGGAGCACTACCTGTACCTAATAATATCCATCCAGGTTGTGGTTGATATGTTATATCCGAAGGTTTATCACCTAATTTTATTTTTATAGGTTTATTATGTGGATTATTAGGTGGTATTTGATAGATATATGATTTTGTTATACCAAATTCTTGCCCTTCCTCCTTCTCTCTAGTTTCGATAAACTGCCACTTACCTAACTCCTTGTACAAATCAAACGTTTCCTTTATACGTGTCTTTGCATCATATAAATCTTCATATTTTAATGATATATCGATATCATCATACACTGATTTTAATATATCATAAACAATTGCGTAACCAACACCAATTCGTATATACTTATCCAATAGATATTCCGTGCATCCAATAAAAGATTCGAACACATCTTCTAGTAAATCCTTTTTATTTGTATTTCTATAGTATACATTACGTTCTGTACCTTCTGATAATGCAGAAATATAAGGCCAAAAACCTAGTTTCTCTGCAACGGGTGCAAACATCTCTCTTGAACCATAGTTTATCTTTATCCGAGCAGCGACCTTGACACCTTCTGTACAATCCAATTGTGGAAAACGTCTATATATATACCAGACAAGAAACTTATTTGCTGTAACGTCACCAATCTGTTCAAACCTCTCGTAATTATTCTTCTTATCCAGATAAGAAGAAGTAAAAGCGTAATCATATTGTTGTAGTGATTGTTCACTTGTCAATATGTCTACGTATTTTTTCTTTAGTCGTCCTCTGGAGAGTATCTTTGTTATCATACTCTTGAAAGCTTGACCTCGTATACCGTTGTAAACGTTCATTATCATTTTGTTATTTTTGTTTGATTGTTTCGATTATAAATCATTTTTAATCGGTATTCTTCCATTAGTGGACATGGACACGGGGTTGTATTTTTATCACATCATCTTCTCATCTTATGGATATGGGGTCTTCTACGGACACGAGGTTGTATTTTTATCGCATCATCTTCTCCTACGGACACAGGGTTGTATTTTATCGCATCATCTTCTCCTCCAGGATTCCAAACAAGATCACCATCATCTTCGTCATCACCGAAATAAAGCACAAAGTATAATCTATGTTCTTTTGTTCTGTTGGATACGGTTATCTCTTCTTTTTCGGTAGATTTACCTATCTTTGTCCCTACTGTTGCAACTTCCCATGTTATAGTATCAACAGCTTCTTCCTGTGTAGGATGTGAACTATGAAAAAAATGTTTATATTCAGAAGTATTAAGAATACGACCGTCATCATCTCTTATATTATCAGGATAAAGGAAGAATACATAATACGGGTTCGTAATACGATCTGTTATAATTGATTGACACTCTTCTAAATTATTTAGAGTATGTCTAAACCCATCATACTGATGTCTATCAATGTAATCAACACCATTTACCCAAAATAATTGTTCTGGATTGTTATAATATGTACCTTTATGCTTATAACTTGTATTCATACTAAACTTATCATAAGCATTTTTGAGTTTATTCCGTCTATCTATCTCACGTCGTTCTAAAGAAAGTTGACATTTTTCAATTCTTCTACGTATTTCACTGGTTTTCATGTCATAGGGACAATTCTGACACCCTGACTGATTGAAACTTGTCACCCCTACACTATTGTCATATGTAGGTTGAGTGTCAACAGGATGAAAATACCCTTTTACATTTTCTCGACCTTTTCTTTTTTCTCGACCTTCTCTTTCTTTCGCATTTAAAAAGTCTTGTGTTATATCGATATTTTGCGTTTTTTTATTTTCTGTTTTTTCTGATTTTTTTGCATTTAAATAGTAGGGTAAAGGTTTTATTTTTGGAGTATAAGGGATGAATTTCTCTGGATTATAATTAGACGGAACCGAGTTTAGGTTCAAACCATATGGGAGTAAATCTCTCACGTTAAGGTCAACCTCTCGTTCAATATCAATGTCTTGGTTCATAACGTATAATATTTATTAATATCGTTTTAAAATATTTTTTGTTATTTGTTTATTTTATATAAATGTCCGACTTATATATTGTATTCGATCAAACAAAAATTTCTTGTTATACCGAAGAAGAAAAGATTGATATGATTGAAAGAGGTATTATTGACGAAGATAGATTTAAAAAAGTTAAAACAGTCAAAGACCTTGATGACTGTATGAAAAGTAATATAGGTATTGTTGGAAATAGAATTAGACAACCTTCTTATGTACATCCACGATGTGATGTCAATAGAATACCAATAATAAAGAATTTAGTAAAATACTGTAACGGAACTAACATTATTATGAGTCCTTTTGCTTCTGATATGTATATATCCAATAAAATATTCAAATCTGAAAAATTTGACGATGTATATCCAGGTAAAATTGAACAACAATTAAAAGAAACTATAAAAAATAAACTTAATAATGATAGTGAATTCATTATCATTATTAAAGTAACCGACAGGGTAGATGAAATCAGTCATACATTTACTATATTTATAGATGTTCAATATAATCTCATAGAAGGTATTTTTATCGTAGATACGGCTCAATCTCCTTATAACAATCATATTTTAGCAAAAACAATATCACTTCGTTTAGATATTATGTTAAGTGACGAATTCAATATATATTCGATTTTTGAAGAAAGTGATTTCATAAAACATCGTATGGGTTTACAAGATGAGGAAAAACGACTAAATGCAGGTGGTTACTGTGGTGCATGGTCTTTATATTTTATTTATAACTTCATACGTTTACATAAGTATGATAATATGAGTGATACTGACGTTATATTGAAGTATATATATAATTATTTAGAACAAAACAGATATCTTATAACACCTATGATAATTTTTTGGTGGGATACTATAAAAAATATTGATAAACCTTTTATATGGGAAGATATAAACTATATGAATACAGTCATACCATCAATTGATGGATTTGATGAGGGTGACTTTACAGACATGAGCGATGACGATTTTTAATCTATAATTTAAACATATTTTTTATTGTAGTTAATTTTTCATCCTTTGACTTAATTTCAGTCTTTAACTGTTCGATTGTTTGTTTAGATTTTTCGAGTTCTTCCTTTACGGTTTTGTATTTGTTAAATAAATTGATTATCGTCACATTAAATTTTTTAGCATCACTTATAAAGTCGTTGAACTCATCATCAATTGACTTTTCCACAACCTTTATCTCTTCTTGTTCTTCTACTTCTTCTACTTCTTCTTGTTCTTCTACTTCTTCTACTTCTTCTTGTTCTTCTACTTCTTCTTGTTCTACTTCTACTTCTTCTACTTCTTCTACTTCTTCTACTTCTTCTACTTCTTCTACTTCTTCTTGTTCTACTTCTTCTTGTTCTACTTCTTCTTGTTCTACTTCTTCTACTTCTTGTTCTACTTCTTCTTGTTGAATAAGAGATTCATCCGGTTTAAATTTATACTGATTACATAATTCTAATGCATCTTCATCCAGAGACATAAGTTCTTCATCTACTAAACGTCCTATGACAACCTGTTCTTTTCTAGATTTAAAAACAAGTGTTGAATCCGGATGCCAAATGGTGTTATATTTTGGGAGTTTTTTCATAGTGATTTTTCTCTTACTCATATTTAGTTTATTTCATTTCTATTATTCTTTAAGCAAATTCACTTTTATTTCAAAGTCTACAGTTGGACTGAAAATTTATTGAGGGATTCTATATTATTTTTTATACGCTCCATACATACATCGGCTGCCTGTCTATGTTTTTTTGGTTTGATAAGTATACTATCTATTTCGTACATCACCTCTTCGTATCGATTAGATGCGACTTCATGTTCTACATATTTTGCACCGTAACCTAAAAATGTATTTAATGCAGTAAGTGATCCTGTTATTAAATATCCAGATGATGATATCAATGGATAATACTCATGTTCTTCACCAAAATATTGTTGTGTGAAACCCATAAAAAGCGGTATAAGAATAGCAGGAATACTCATTACATAATAACATCTTTTTCTTTTTTTTGCCATTTTCGAATGAGCAATAGATATATCTTTACATAATTCCATCCATTCATGAAGCTTTTTTTCTAAATTATTTGTCCATTTCATCTCGATTCTATCAATGTCTGTTGATTCACTTATAATATGAATTTTTTCTTCATCTGATATAGAATCTATATTTATTTCTAAGTCGTTCATTATTTATATTATTAAATGAATATAAATATGAAAGTTTTTTGTTTTGATAATTTAGAGGACAGGGAAGCCGAGAGCACCACCACTGATACGAATCACATTATTATTGACAGCTGTGACCAAGAAAATGTAACTTTGCTTGGGAACACCAGTACCAGCGCTAGCAGCAAGACAATCATCGGATGGTTCAGCAATAATTGAGACGTTGGTGAGTTTTCCGTAGTTTGTAGAACCCATAGGGTCCAAAGAACAGAAATCAAGAGAGTAGGAATACATATGGTAACCAGTTTCCTGTGGAATGAATGGTGCATGGTAATAAGGATTTACCAACGAAAAGTAGTCAGAACCCATTTGTGCAAGACGGTTTGTATTTTCATATACAAGCGAAGTTTGTTTGATAGGATCGACTCCATTGTAGTCAAAATCAACATTACCTTGTGCGTCCGTAAGAGGAGAATAGACCTTGTAGTTCGACCATTCAGGTACATGAGTAGAGTTACGTACAGCAAAGAATAGAACCTTGATAGCATGAGCAAAACGCAAATCAAAGGAAGTTCTACTGGTTGGTTCATACGAGGATGCATTGATGGTTTGAACTTGTTCAATCAATATGTTACGAGGAGCACAAGCCATACGTTTACGTTCTTCATTGGATACAATTGCATAGTTGGCCCAAACCTGAGACTTACTAATTCGAGGAGTCGAATCGAGGAATGTAGATGCATTCTTTTCACGCGCTTCTTGAGTTGGGTCATTAGCTTTCGCATTATCTGTTGCAATCAACAATTCATCCAGAGAACGGAATTGGAAGTTGATTCGCATCTCATTATATGGCAGAGCAGCAGTTGGTAGAGCAACACCCGAATCACGAGTAAAAAAGAAAGGAAGAGGCAAGTTAAGAGTTGTTGCAGGAAGTGAAGTCGCACCGTTGTTCAGTTCATCGAAGTCACCAATCATATTCTTGTATCCATTCCTTTTACCAGCGGGGACAGTAAATGCGGACCAGAAATCAAGATGATAACTATCGAAACGTGCAGCAATCAAGTCGTTGAAAGTAACAGTTGCTTCACGGACAAGATTATGCATGAGGTTTTTACACCATCGAATAGTATGAGTACCTGAACTACTAGCATTCAAGGATACAGCCGGAATTTCAACACGAAGCCAAGTATGAAGAAGGTAATCTCCAGCACGAGAGATAGACACTGACCAATCATTACCAAAGTCAGCCTGTCCTGAAGCCTTAGAAAGAACAACAGGAACTTGTGTAAACCAAGTGGACCTACGAGTTTGACGGACGAAGTACGCAGTGGCATCAGAAGAACCGTACATATACTTTTCAAGCTCATCAAAAGTTGCAAGATCGATAAAACCAGAGGTTACATTAGAACCAATAATTGCGTTAGACATTTTATATTACGTAAAGATTTTTTTTTTTATAAATAATTAAATTCTTTAAGTGTATATTATGTTAATTTAAATTTAAAGTACACATTAAAATTATTAAAGACTTGTATGTCGATAGATATTCTAGAAATTGATTCACAAATTCGACGTTTTCTGTGCGGAGGAAATCATAACATATATGATTCTATAGATAGAAGAATAAAACAGATAGATAAATTATTACAGAACAGTGTGAATAATATTACAAAAACAAAATTATTACAGAGTAAGAATTTTCTTTATTCGTATAGTAATAATATGTTTAATAACAGTATTTTATTCTTTTATATTCTTGATACTATTCAATATATAGAGAGATATAAACAAATCATATCTATACCAATTAAGGTTAATTTTATGGGTAAACAAATAAACAATACTAATAATCATAAAGATAAACATAATATTATTAGTAATTATATTAACATTAGTAACGGATATATACATAACTTAAACATTCCTATTAATGAGTCATTATGTAAACAACTAGACAATATAGTATTGTGTAATAACTGTGATTCGGATGATATTACAGTTAAGGATTATGACTTCTATATATGTAATAATTGTTTTTCGATAATATATAATACAGTTATTAACACATCATATACCGACAGTAAACGGGTAAATATAAATACACGATATACATATATTAGAAGAACACATTTTAAGGATTGTATTATGCAATTTCAAGGTAAACAAAATATTACTGTTCCTAGACATATCTATAAGAGTCTAGAAAACGAATTAAACAAACATTACTTATTGTCAGGTAACAAAAATTCACCAAAAGAGATTAGATTTAAAAAGGTTACCAAGAAACATATCAGTATATTTCTCAAAGAGTTAGGATACAGTAAACATTATGAAAATATAAACTTGATACATTATAATATGACAGGCAAGAAACCGCATGATATATCGCATTTAGAAGAAATTCTTCTTCATGATTTCGATATTTTAACGGAATTATATGATAAAAGATTCGTTGAAAGTAGTCGACGTAATTTTATAAACATTCACTATGTACTGTATCAATTACTACGCAGACATAACTATAAAATTAGTGTAGACGACAAGATCGTTATAAAGACTATAGAACGAAAATACTTCTATGATGAAATATGTAAAAAATTATTTGAAGAATTAGGGTGGAATCACTATCCTTATTATTGACTTTAT